GGCCAGTAACTGTGAGTGTAAATGTTCGATCTCGAATTTTGTCCAACACAAACTGGCCATTGATAAAGTTTGTTGTGTAGGCTCTCACAGTGAATTTGCTGGTTACGTCTTGGCCAACTTCGGTGGGCACACCTTGGATACTGGCCACAGCTTTGGGCACACCAAGAATTAAGCCGTTGTCGGCTATTTGCACTCCAGCGGGCAACTGACCTGCTTGAAGATTAAATCTTATGTGCTGACTAAATTCAGCAGTCATTGATCCTGTTGCAGTGCTGAGTTGTATTGGCGTGGTTGTGAATTCGCTTTCAGTCAACGAAAATTCAGTGCTGTTGTGAACTGCCAACACAAAATATCTAACCAAAGGGCTGATGCCTCCAAATACAGTGCCAGCAAACATAACGTTGAGACCAGCGTATATGCCCTGTGTGCTGTTGCATGTAATTCTGTTGGTAACTCCACTGGTGGCTGTGCACACCACACCAGTGATCAGTGGATCAACTGTGGCCAACATGGCCTGCTGATAAAAAATACCTTCGGCAACAGTGCCTAAACTGCCTGCAGGGGTTATCCACTGTGGTTGAGCCATAGTATTACCAAGGTGTGGTGTCAAATGCCACACGTCTCCAAATTTCACTTGATGTATCAAAATCTGCCACGCAGACGTAAAGATATTGATCGTCAAATGCAATCATACCAGCAGTGTCTCCAGCAGTGCCATCAGGACTTGCAGGGGGAGTATCTTGAACTCTACTGTAGAGTTCTCCGAAATTATCGTTGCATTTAATGTAGGCCGTGCGTATTGCATCGCCCGTGCCGTCGTTGGGTGCTGTTCCTACATTGATTACTTGTAATGCCATATGAAATCCTCTGGCTAGTATTTACCAGAGATTCAAATGGGCAAAGGTGTGTTAGTAAGGGCTAAAACTGCTACCGCAGCCGCACGTGGTCTGTGCTTGCGGGTTGTCAATAGAGAAACTGGAACCCATTAAATCTTCTTTATAATTGATGGTTGCACCTTGCAGATACTGCATGCTCATGCTATCCACCACCACAGGAATATCGGTCAAAACTTCAAAATCGTCTTCGTTGCGGTCTTCGTCGAATGTAAATCCGTAACTCATGCCCGAACATCCACCGCCCTGTACAAAAACTCTCAGCAAGACTTTGGGATTGTTTTCTTCAGCCAACAAGTCTTTTATTTTGGTAATAGCGGATTCAGTTAATGTAATCATAGTCGTTCGTTGCAAACATCCCAGTCAATGACCTTCCAGATATTGTCCAGGTAACGTTCTTTGTCCCACTGATAATCAGTGGCCCAAACATGCTCCCACCAGTCTACTAGCACACAGATATCGGTGCGCACAGCATGGTTGGCTATGGTTTTAATCTCTCCGCCGGTGCTGAGATAGACCCAACCCGAGCCCTGAATCTTCATTGCTGCTTCTTTAAAGGCAATTTTAAAATCTTCGTAGGTTTTAAATTTTTCTTCTATCAACGCAAGAACTGCACCGCGGGGGCGATTGGCACCCTTAGGAGCCCTAAGCTGAGGGAAGAACTTATTATGTAAAAAACTGCCAGCACGATTAAAATCCGCATTGCCTTCTCCTGCATTATAACGCTTGGCATAACCTTTGGCCAAATGCCCATAATGATATTCTAAACTTTCTTTGCTCAACACTGGCTCAAGGTCTCGTTCCCCGTAAGGCAAGGGTGTAGTTTCTAGCTTGGCCGGGCGGGTGCTGGCTTCTACTATGTTTATAAAATCATATATTGATGCGGCGGTGTCCATGTAGATATTTATTTCAATGTCGATAACAGGGCACAAACAATTCTTGATGATTTCTGCACACAGCTTGTCTAAACATTGATTGTATTCTTGACAATTTTTCTATAGTATCTGATCAAATTTTGCTGTGTTTAGTTGTCTGATTTAGGATACCAGCATGTTATCGTCGCCTGGTGATACGTCCTCGACTGAGATCATATGGACTGAATTCCACTTCCACAGTGTCACCTAGCAAAATCTTGATGTTGTTTTGACGCATACGTCCCGAAATAACACCAGTGATCAAGGCATCGGTTGTGTCGAGCTTGACTCTAAACATGGCATTAGGCAGAACATCAACCACAACACCTTCCATCGAAATAGCTTCTTCTTTGGCCATAAGCAAATATTTAGTTGAAATTCAGTTCTGCAATGATCTTCTGAAGTCGATCAAAGCGGAAACTGCGCCACTCCTGCTTTTCAAGATCAAACACCCGGAGGCTGTGTTCGTCAGGTTGCTTGCGTTTCTTGGTTTCCAAGAGTTTTTCCACTGGCACATCCTGGGGCTGTTTATCGTCGGGAATCAGTGTCCAATCCAGGGTGCATTTCATTTCTCGCTCGGTGCCATCGGCCTTGACAAAGCTCACAGTGATTGCGCTTTTTTGTAGCAGACTACGAACCCAGTCTCGAATAATTGCTTTTTGACTGTCGTCAGCTTCTTGATATTGTGTGCCGGGTGCTCCTTTGAGCAGTCGCACAGTTTCTTGTTTGGACCAATCCATGGTTACTTCCATTTTAAAGTTAATGCTGTGTAAAGTTTTTCGCTTATGTCAAAACGACTTCCATCGACGTAATATCGTTGATCTATGTGTTCATACCATTCTTCGTTTGGTTGCTGTCGAATCCACTCCTGTGCAGGCATGGTTAATTTTACTGTATACCAGAATTTTCCGTCAACTCGAGCACTGCCTATATTTTGGATATCGGGTGGAGTAAGTTGTTTTACCATGTGATTCCACATAGAATCAGCTTGTTGTGCGGTCATGACCATTTCAAGCAAAACGCCGTTAACGTTTTTTCATCAGGAATACTCACTGTCATACCAGCAGCCGTTGCACCATTGTCTTGACACCATTGTTGAAGTTCTTCATAATTTTCCGACCAAAATCCAATGTCACTCAACATCAAGATCATATGCTCGCCCAAGGATGTACTCACCAAGGCATCGGCGATCACAAAGCGAGGCTTCATCCCCATTTTAGTTGAAACATTGTGGCATCTGCACTGGACTCAAAAGCAAATTGTTGATAAGGAAAACTAGCAATCCAATAGCCGGTCATTGAGCGTTCGCACCAAATGCAAAGACTCGTCCACGATATCTTTTCTTCATATCCGTTACGAGGCTGCATCACAGTCCAACTTCTCTTCTTTGCTCCGCGAATGGTGCGTGGATTTGTGGCTTTATAAGGAAGATACAAATTACCCACGGCGCATTTTGGAAATAGCCACAGCCTCTTCGTCACTGAAAATGGGCACAGAGTTTGACTTATGCATGGTGCCAATACCCAGCATCTTGGTGCCAGTGTATTGTGGCACTGGTTTGCTGGCAGCAATACCTTCGCCGGTGTTGAGACTGGGAATATGATTGCTGGTAACGCGGCCAACAGGGGCACTGAGTTTGTAAGTCAAAGGCTCAGCAGCCAAGGCTCGCTTGCGTTTACGGTCTTCGGCCTCAACACCCCACTTGACCTGCAGTTCTCGCCAAGAGGCATCTAGTTCGCGAGCTTTGCGTGCCTCGTCGGCGCTGCGAAACTTGACTTTGCCCTTGCGGCGACCGTTGAGACTGAGACTGGGATGATGTAGGTGCATGCTCATTTTCGCAGTAACTCCATGGTGTATTCAGTATCTCGCATGTGGGCAACGGGCTTGATCCAACCGTTGCCCCAGCATTCATACAAAATCTTTTGATATTCTGGCGGACACTTTTCACTGATTTCAAATCCTGCTCGCGGCACTATTTTAATGCCATCGGGGGAGAATGAAAAATCTTTATCTTTTGGGCGTAGAGTTTTATGAGATCCACTGGCTGTAATCTTAATCATGCTTTATTATAGCAGAAACATGATTTTCAGTCAATGTAATACTAAATTACTAGAATTGATCTGGCCAGTCTTTATCACGGTGTCCCTAGTTGTTCGTAGCCATCAAATTGAGTTTTGTATTCGGCTACGTTCCCTAGATACAAATAATGATAACCCAATTGTTTGTAGTAAGCACACTCGTGCTCAATACTGCGTAGTCCTAGTTTTAATTCTGGTTGTTGATAGTTCCAGGCAAATTGAACACTTTCTACATTGTGTTTGTCATAACGACAGCACAGACTCCAGGCCACTATCTCACTGTTGTAGTAGTAAACATGCACATCACTGTCGGGATTACGCAACTGTCCTTCAAAAATTGGCATCGCACTAACAAACTTTTTGTGCTGACAGTATTGTTGATATATTTGATTTAACTGCGCAAATTCTATCTGTTCCGACCACAACGTCGATGGTGAATAACACTGATAGTTTGTTTTTGATAAATTAATTCTGCAAAATTTCATTTTTGTAGCGCCATGACACTACTTGATCCAAGGCTTTGATATTCCAGGTATCGTAATAGCCTTGTGATTTTAATTTGTCGGCAGCCTTATTTAACTTGCTGAGCTCCTGTATCACAAGAAGTCCGCAATGACCAAAATTCATTTTGACACCATTGAGATATTCTGGAGCATGTGGGTGATCGTCTAGTATCACATAATCCTGCGGCATAAGCATGTGATTCATGGATGCTACCCACTCTTGCAACTCCACTGGATCGATGTTGTTGTGATCAAAACATACCACAACAACATCTTTTGTGCTTAGGGCCAACAGGCTTTCTTGAACTACTTTGTTAAGGTCTGACACATCAGCAAACACTGTGTCAATCAACCCCGACAGTCTGGCCGCTCGAGCATAAGGGCACGGCGGCCAGTCATTGAGCACTGAGTTGTTTTTTTCAACAAACTCAATCATCCAACTATCGAGTTTGGTTTTGATGTCCTGTTGATCCATTATTTGAACAGAATCATGGCCATTAACACAGCCTGAATCATGAATCCAAGCCCAATGGTAATGATATTCAAGGTATCCTTGAGCACCACGGCTCGACCAAACAACAGCATCAGACCAGCCCAGGCAAACAACACAATATCCAAATTGGGAACATTGTCACTGAGTCCAGTCAGCAATGCCAACAAGGTAGGAATGGTGGCACAATGAATAACAATGGTTGCCAACCATCCCAGGGTATCTGCAGAAATCTTGTGTAGATTTTCTTTGAAAAAACTATTCAAAGATTCGCTTAGGTTGTTTAAATTCATCAACGCTCTCCGTAAAAAATATGACGACCGATTTCACCAATTCGAGGTTTGTTCCAATTGGGACTCACATAATCAGCATGATAATACATGGCCTTGGTCATTCCGGGCAACCGGAATCCTTCCAGATAGACTTTCTTTGCCACTTCTTCTGATTCACGCCACAGTGGTTTGTGAACAGGCTTGACTTTGTAATTACCTTCGCAATACCAAGAGAATTGGCAAATGACTTTTTCATAGATCACATTCTTCTGTGTGACCACGCCGCACACAGAGTTGGCAAAGCGACCAGACTCCACGCGATTCAGCGTAACCTGAGCCACAGCTACCTTGCCTTCGAACGGCTCTGACGCAGCTTCCCAATAAATGTTGCGTGTCAAACATTCTAGCTCGCGAGTTTTGTCAGCCACAGATACATAATTGCCCGAACTCCAGGCAGCATTGGTTTGTTTGAGTTGATCAAATTTGCCGTCCACAATTGAAAACAATATTGCTCCGACAATTGCCAGTGCCAATATTTTAATACCGACTGAAACAGATTTGCTCAACACTAGTTCTAATTTTGATTTCGATAATGAAGTCAAAAGTTTCTCCTTATGAACCAAACAGGGTTCGTCTGCGGTGCTCACCATGAGCAACATTGACAAAAAGAATTGGATAGACTTGTGCGTCGAGACCTCGGGCCTTCTTGGCATCTTTGCCTAGCACAGAATCATGTTCTAGAACACAGCTCTGCGCAATTCAAATTGTCAACGAAGAGACGTTCCGACGGTCTCTTGTAAACAGACTGGAGATTTAGAAAAATCTCCTGCCTGCAACTTACCTGCTGTTTTATCCTGGCACAGGCACCAGTTTGGTGTAGATCATGGATGTATCCTCTTGCTGTATACTCTGTGATCAGCTAAGTTGTGTTTTCTACACTCTATTATACTTAGTGATTGAACAAAAGTCAACAGCAGATCTGCCCAATTTTGATAGATTTTGGCCTTTAACTTAGCCGTTAACGGTTGGTTTGATCTGTTGCACGTAGCTTGTTCCAGATTTCCATTTTGTCCTTGATGCGTTGCTCCAAGGCACGATATTGGTTGCCCAATTCGCGCAGTTCATCCCACTCGGATTCAAGTTCAGTATCAACAGTGAGAATGTTGATGCGTTCTTCAATGCGCCGCAACATCTGTGTCAAGCTCTGTCCGTTGATTTCAATGTCGGCATTTGTGCCTTGTAAACTCAGTTTACCCGATGCTTCTATAGTTGCCGCAACGTTTGAATCGTTAATGGACCAGTTGTTTTGGCCCCAGGCCGAAATAGTTGATCCCGTGACCCAAGGTGAACTGCTTACAGTGTAGCTCGGTGTGCCATTGGGATCAACAGTTATAGCAACTTCTCCCAGAAGATCTGTTAGAGTGTCATCTGTTGTGTCAGCTGTCATTTTTGTTACCAAATAACTGCAACAGGTTCACAAAAATATTGATAAAATCAAGATACAAAGTCAGTGCTCCAGATACTTCTGCACTGTCAGATGCAGAATCCAGGCTGACCATTTCGCGAATTTGTTGTGTGTCGTAGGCTGTTAAACCCAAGAAGATCACAATGGCGATGGCAGAAATCACCATGGTCAGCACACTTGAGCCCACAAAGATGTTCACAATGCTGGCAATGATAACAGCAATCAATCCCACAAATAGGAATTGGCCCATGCTTTCCAAACTACGCTGAGTAAAATAACCATATAATGACATGGTTCCAAACAAGATCGCCGAACTGGCAAAAGCCATCACAATGGATCCTGTGGTAAAAACATGGAACACAGTGGCCAGGCTCAGTCCCATGAGGCCTGCAAAACCCAACAACATAGCCAGGGCTGTGGACTTGGGAGGATTGGAATTCAAGGCCCAGGTAATGGCAAACACTGCTACCAAGGGCGCAAAGATCACAATCCATTTCATCACACCTGTGAACAAAAATTGCATGAGCGGCACACTTGACGCAACCAGGCCAGCAACCACACCACTCACAGCAATGGCCATGAGCATGTAGTTATAGACTCTCAGCATGGCTGAGTTAATGGCACTGGCATCGCGCCAGACTTCTGTTGCAGTAGCAGTATTTGACATATGGTCTCCTTATTTTGCAGCCAATGCTTCTTTCTCGGCTGTGATTTCTTTGCGGCGCTCTTTGATGGCCTTGCCCATTTCTTGAAGAGCTTTGCGAGCACGAGCAGCCGAAGCTTTGACACCTTTGCTGGTGAATTTTTCGTTTTCGGCAATGTATGTTTCGTAAGCGGCAACGATTTGTTCGTGCTGTGAAGGTGCGGGTGATGTCATAATTTCTCCTTGTTAGACAAAAGTAATTATAACAAAACTATGATCACTGTCAAGTTTTGTCAGCTCAAATATACGTGACGACGGTTCCAGGTATCCCAGATTGTGACATTGCCCCAGTCATTGTTCCAGGTCACCTGAAAAATGCTGAGGCTGTTTTGAGTGTAGAGACTCATTTTGTTGTTGGCCAAATGGACTTCCTGGCGATTTTTGTTTGCCCAATTTTTTAAAAGTGTGTTGGCCTGAGAATCTCTGACTATGATTATATACAGGGCATCGCCCTGACGCGAACTTGGAGTGCTCATTATTATTGTTTTACTTAGCTCTCCAGAAAAAAAGATCAAAAGAAAGCGGCCCAAAGGCCGCTTTTCGGAACTCAGATGCTTAGGCCTTTGCGGCTTCGACCAGTTGTTCAGCAGTCACAGTAGACTTTGCTTTTGCAGGAGCCTTGACGGCTTTGACCTTGACTTCGCCTTTCTTGGCCACTTTGGCTTTTTCAGCCAGCTTGTTGGCCACAGCATAGCCAGCGTCGCCTTCGGTGATGCCCTGCTCGGTAAGATACTGGAGGGCTTCCAGTTTGGTCATCTCACAGGGCAGCTCAACCAGATTGACATCAGTGCAACCTGCTTTGTTGAGAATCTTGATGCGAGCCACCAAGTCGTTGGCGAAACGAGCCTTGACAGTGCCATCAGAGTTACGAGCAGTGCCAGCCACGGTGAACAGTTTTTCAGTTTTGGACATAAAGTTGCCTTTCAAAGTTGCCTTACAGAGTTAATAAAATGCTGCGCCTTACTGCACAACATACCATAATTATAGCAAAAGATGATATATTGGTCAACCATTTTTTGCATAATTTTGGTTGGGTTTGCCCGTTTTATTGGGCGAGTTCCTTGCTTTGAGTCTTGATGACTTCAATGCCGCGATCCATGATGTGAGCAATGCCGGAGAAACCCACGGTTGCCACAATCACACCTAGCAGAAATACAATGATGAGTTTGGTCATGATCAACGATTCTTAATCCAAGTTCCGACCTTGGACAGATCTTCGCCCACACCATTCACTGCACCACCAAGGGTGCCGCATCCTGTAAGCACAGTCG